AGAGAATTAAAGATTAGTACACGATTTACAGAAAGGAGAAATCATAATGATTAACAGAAAACAAGCGCAGAAAAGAATTTTAAGATTTGCAAAGAAGTATGAGGGGCAGACTATTGATATAGGTAAACTAGATAATAGTGACTTATATGATTTGATTCTCACAGAAACATATTTAGGAATTGATGCTCTGTTAGGTTATGGGGCAGATGTAAATATGATTCTTGACAGAGCTATTGAAAAAGCAGAACAGCACAAAAGAGATAATTTTATTCAGTATGTAGCAGAGAATGGTAATTCAGTAACACAGATAATATAAGAGAGGTAGAAAACAATGATTAGAATGTTAGATAATTGGAAAGGTGCTGTCGAAATAGACGGTACTGAGTACAAATCAATTCAAGAAGCTAGAAGCGTTTTAAATGCAATTAGTGATGATATACATATAATTCTCAAGTCTAACAATAAAAACGCAAATATGAAGCGCACAGAAGCGTTAAATGACGTTTCAGACAAAGAGCAAGAGTATGAAATCACAGTTAAAAAGTATATGACCCAGCAAGCTACACCTAGTTTCGATTTTATGATGAAGTGGAATGATAACAGCCCAATGCCTATGAGAATTATGCAAGGCACAGTTGAAAAAGAAACAAGGGGTATGGTGTATATGAAACTACATGGAATGGCAAGACCTACAATAACTTGTTTCTGTTGTGGAAAAGAACTTACAAACCCCATATCAAGAAAATATGGTATCGGACCTATCTGTTTAGGCAAGATGGGTATAGCAAGAGATATTGATGATGTAGATGGAATAAGTGAAGAACTTGTAAATATTTCTTGGGAAGGCTGGATTATTAAATCAGCAATCACTGAGAAAAAAGCAATATAAAATATAAATAAACTATAAAAAGGAGAACAAAAGTATGAATAACAATGGTGCGGGTGCAGTATATGTACCAATTAAGGTTGATGTTTTATGGAGCGCAATTAAGAGTTCGGGTATAACAGCAGGAAATCTAGCGACAATGGTATTGAACAGAGATAAGTCATATCTCACCACAGTTAAGACACGAGGAACAATGGTTAAAGAAGATTTGGAAAAGCTGTGTACTTTCTTATCAGTAAATATTGATGATGTGCTGATTAAGGAAGAAAAGCCAGTAGTTAAAGAACCAGTTAAGCCAGCATCTAATCAGTCAGCTAATGCACAGCTTGATATGTTGATAGTTGGACTTAACAAGATGTATGAAGCACAGAAATTGCAGAATGAGATATTGAATAATCTACTTATTGAAGTAAAAGCTGGAAATGCAAAAACTAATAGGCTAGAAAATGCACTAGGTCAGATAATACCAAATCTAATTCAGATTAAAACAACAGTGGATAATAGCAGAGATTTATTGCGAGATATTAAATCAACTGGCGCAACTATTAGTGGAAGACTTAGAGATTTGATAGGTAAGTTTAAATGAAGAAATTAAGACCTACTAGATTTTATAGTGATAAGCAGGAAAAGAGTGTTGCAAAAACTGTTAGAGGCAAACAAGTCTCTAACAGCGGAGCAACAGCTTTTAACAAAGGTGATGTAACAACAGATAATGTGCTAATAGAATGTAAGACGTGCATTTCGGAAAAGAAGTCATTTAGTATCAAGAAAGAATGGCTTGAGAAGAACAAGGAAGAAGCATTTGAAATGGGTAAAGATTATTCAATATTAGCGTTTAATTATGGACCCGATACAGATAACTATTATGTGATAGATGAAAGATTATTTAAGCAGTTAATGGAGGTAATAGATAATGAGAGCTAAAGGAGGCGGTAAATATAATATGCGTATGATAAAGAAGATAATGAGGGATAATGGTTATCTTTTAGTATCAGAACGTAAGCATATGATTTTTAAAAATGAAGATGGCGATATGGTATCGTTACCCAAGAATTGCAAAGATTCAATATTAAAGTATGAATTTAAACACCATAACATTAAGGAGGTTATTTAAAAATGGATAGAAAAGAGTGTGAAACAAAGATTGCAAAGAAACTGGATGAGATTAAAGAGATAATATTAAAGTATAATCCAAATAATACTTATTTAGCACTAACTATTTCAGATGAGTCTATTATGTTTAATAATGACTATTGGGAAGACGGTAGTGGTGTTGGTAAGCCTATTGATTATTTCAAGTTTATAGAGGAGGACAATGAAAATGAAGAAAACTAATAAGACTCAGGAAGTATTGAAGTATTTACAGAAGAACGGCTCAATCACAAGTATGGAAGCTATCAATGAGTTTGGAGCAACTAGATTATCAGCTATTATCTTTAATTTAAGAAAGCATTATGATATAGAGACTATTGAAGTGGTATGTAATGATAGATATGGTCACGAATGTCATTTTGCAAAGTACACATATAGAGGAGTGAGAGAAGATGGCTAAAGAAGCGTTAGCAACAAAGTATAGACCTAAAACTTTTGATGATGTTGTAGAGCAGGATAGCATAAAGATAATCTTGAAACAGCAGTTAGATAGTGGAGAATTTCAGCACGCCTACTTATTTGTAGGTGGTGCTGGAACTGGTAAGACAACGTGTGCAAGAATCTTTGCTAACGAGATAAATAAGCACGAGGGAACATCAATAGAGTTGGATGCCGCTAGTAATAGTAGTGTAGATGATGTAAGAAATATAATTCAGCAAGCTAAGACAAAGAGTTTGGACAGTGAGTATAAAATCTTTATTATTGATGAGTGTCACAGCTTATCTAATACAGCATGGCAAGCATTTTTAAAACTTATTGAGGAACCACCTGCAAAGTCTATATTTATCTTTTGTACAACTAATCCAGAGAAGATACCTAAGACTATACTCAGCAGAGTACAGAGGTATGACTTTAAGAGGATAAGTCAGCAAGGTATTGTGGATAGATTGGATTATATACTTAATGAGGAGCGCAATGAAGATGATGCACATGATATGGATGCACTTGAGTATATTGCAAAACTAGCAGATGGTGGAATGAGAGATGCTATAACTCTTATGGATAAGTGCTTATCATATAATGCTGATTTGACCATTAACAATATAGTTAAAGCATTAGGAGTGTCAGATTATGCAACTATGATAGATTTAACAGATAGCATTATAAATAAAGAGCAGAAAGCTATTATAAAAATCATAGAGAGTATACATTCAAGTGGAATTGATTTAAAGCAGTTCATAAGACAGTATATCAATTTTGTATTAGATATTAAGAAGTGGCTTATCACAGAAGATTTTAGCTTTATAAATCTACCACAGACAGATGATATAGAGCTAGTGTTAAAAAACATAAAAGCAGATATGCCTGAATCGTGGGATAGAATAAGTGATTTGTTGGAAACACTTATTAAGATTAACTCGGAAGTGAAGTATGACAGTTCGCCAAAATATCTTATTGAAGCTATGTTGATAGGAGGTAGTACAGAATGATAGGTCAGACAGAGTTATTAAATATAATAAATGAGCAGATAGATTTTGATGATTTTCCAAGATTCAGCATAGTAGTTGGTGCAGAGGGTAGCGGAAAGAAAACATTGTCAATGTCAGTAGCCTTTGCGCTTGAATGTCAGAGAGTGTTTATCGAGCCAAAAGTTGATGCAGTAAGGGAAATGATAAAGAATGTGTATTCAGTAAAGACATCTACTCTATATGTAATCAAAGATGGGAATATGTCAATCAATGCAAAGAACGCACTACTTAAAGTATGTGAGGAAACACCAAGTAATGCATATATAATGATGCTGGTATCAGATATAAATACCGTGCTAGATACTCTAAAGAGTAGAGCAGGAGTTTATTATATGCAACCATATACTCAAGCAGAGATATTAGAGTATGCTCAGATAGGAAAAGAAGAGGTGCAGAATTGTGATATAGTAGCAGACTTATGCGAGACACCTGGAGACGTTGATAAGCTATATACATATGGCGTAGAAGAATTTTATAGTTTTGTGGAAAAGACAGTAGAGCATATAGCTAGTGTATCAAGTGCCAATGCATTTAAGATGGCAGATAAGATAGCATTTAAACCAACAGATACCGATAAGTATGACGTTACACTATTCTTAAAAGCATTTAAAGCAGTATGTGGTAAAGAAATGAAAAGAGCAGTTGCAGATAATGATATAGAAAGTCAGATGTGGTATTCAGCAGGAATTAAAGTAGTCACTAACACATTGAATCAGTTTAATATAACTGGAATAAATAAAAGTGCTTTGTTTGATTTATTCATATTAGATATTAGAAGGGAATGGGTATGATTATTAAGGATAGAAGTCAAGATTTTAGTGTAACACAGCACGGTAAATGTTCTGTATGCTGTAATTATGATTCTTGTTATACATATTATATGATAGAACATCCTGAGTTATTAAATTGTTTAGAATATAGGAGACAACAGTATGGAAGTACAAGAGCTAAAACATCTAATCAAAGAAAAGACAATACCTAGTTTTATGATATTTACTGGAGAAGAGTGGTTAGTGCAAAAGCTGTATATAGAGCAGATAGCAAAGGTAGTAAATTTAGATATACAATATATTGACAAAGTATCAGATATAATAGGCACACTTGGAAGTAAATCATTATTCAGTCAAGACTATCTGTATGTGGTACGTGATGATAAAGAGTTTATGACTGAGGAAAAGCTACAAGAAAAAGTGATAAATAATCTCAATCAGAATATGCTCATATTAGAGCTTACAAGCGCAGATAAGCGACTTAAACTATTAAAGACGTATAAAACATCAACTTATGAATTTAATGCGCTTAAAAGCGATATATTGAAGCGATACATACAACGTGAGATAGATTTATCAGATAGAAACTGTGAGATACTGATGGAAATATGTGAGTATTCATATGGTCATTGTCTTTTAGAAATTGATAAGATATTATGCTATACTCGTGCTTATTACAATGGACAACCATTTAAAGTAGGTGCGTGTGATAAAACATTTATCACATTATTAGAAGATGGAACATTATATGTACCACCAAGAGATACACTATGGGATTTTATAAAAGCATTTTTACAGAATAAACCAAGTAAAGCATATGAGTTATATCAAGAATTAAAAGAGCTACAATCACCTACTTTTGCTATACTTACTAATTTATATAATAATGCTAAACAAGTATTGCAAGTGCAAGTATGCACGAGTAATGATATAGCAAAGACAACTGGATTGACAGCTTGGCAGATAAGAAATGCTAAAGAATGTATAAATAAATATAAAGCAAGGGATTTAGCTGTGCTTATGAGATTGATACAGAAAGTAGAATCTAATATAAAGCAAGGAAAGCTAGATGAGCAGATAGCAATAGATTATATATTTTCCAGTTTCTTCTGATGTCATTATAGTTCGTTGCACAATATTGACAGCTATGTAATAATGTTATATAATGTTTATGTGCAGATTTATAGTTCAAAGTTGCGCTAATGCACAAGGAGTGCTTTGAGTAGGTGGGTTCGATTCCCACTAGCGCAAATAGAGTGGCTATCCGTTCACCACTTAGTATAGAGTGTACAATCTATATTTAGCAAAATAATGCAACGAGGCGTTACGTTTAAGGTAGGTTAGCAGACAGGACTTGGGACAACCTCCAATCTGTACAGAGCGTTTTATACTACGTCACTGCGGTGGAAAGTATAAGTTGCTATGTAGCTTAATTGGGAAAAGCAAAAGATACAATATATAGGTTCGAATCCTATCATAGCAAAGTGTGTTGGGTCGCTCCCAACTGATGTGAGAGTAGCCAAGCACCTCACAGAGAATGATAATGGGGAGATTGGGGCTAACCTAGGATGCGCCTACACCAAACAATCTCCCAATGGCACAAAGGGGTATCGCCAAGCGGTAAGGCATATGATTTTGGCTCATATATTCGTAGGTTCGAATCCTACTACCCCCGAATGGATGGCAGACGTGTCATTGGGTGTGAAAAGGACGGGAGATTCACAGTTGTCAGGTTGAAAAGGTGGGCGACCTGACGTTATAGGAGAATAAAATGGAGCAGTTATATAACAGATGTTTAAGGTGCAACAGAAAGTTGAAAACAGAGGAAGCTAAAAAAATTGGGTATGGAAAAGTATGTTTAGAAAAATCTAAAAAATCAAAAGTAATAAATTTATTAGAGGTGGAGAATGAAAAGAGGAAAGAGGCTAACCAGAGAGCAGAAAGCAGTAGTGTTAGGCAACGGGCTAAACCCTAAAGACTATATGTTTGCTTATCAAGTAAATGATGATTACATAAAAGTGGTTAACATAATGTCTGGAGTTGAAAGAGCTTTAAATGTCCATAAAAAGAAAAAGAAGATTTGAATAAGTTTACATAATGTGATACAATCAAAGAAAGGAGTATTGCTGTGGATAAAGAAACTTTAGCAACAGAAATGTTGAGGGAAATCAAAGCTACAAGTAAAAGATGGTTTATAGCATTTATAGTAACTCTTTGTTTATGGTTCGCAACTATAGTTGGATTTATATGGTATATCACATTACCAGTTGAAGATACTACATATACCCAAACTGTTGATGATATAGATGAGAGTGAAATCACTCAGAATATTGGAGGTGATTTAGATGGCACGAGCAACACAGACAGTGCGGAAGAAAAGACGAGCAACTAGACGTAGAAAAGGAAGAAGATAATGGCTAGTAACATTAAGACAATAAAGAAGTTGCAATTAGCAATCAATACAAATTGTCCATTCAGAATACTATATACAACTAATCAATTTTATTCGGTGGATAAACAGATGCCAGTAACAAAGTATTGTCTTAGGAAAGCTGATATAAACTATGATACACATAGAAGCGATAGCACGGAAATATTCAGCACTTATTCACAGTTACAGATTATCTTATACCTTAGAGATTTATGGTATACTTATTTAGGAAAAGAGATACCAACAGATAATGAATTATGGGAGAATATTAAGGCAAGAGACGGAATAACTCTTGATACATATAAGGACGTGATAGCGTGAGTGATAAAATACAGAGATTATCTAAGGATATAGTAAGTAAATATGAATTAGGTCAAAAGCCTAAAATAAATAGATATAAGACTAGCGCACAGCCTATAACACAAACTGAGACATACAAGAAACAGTATGTTACACATAACAAGGAACCATTAACATTTAGAGAAGCAAGATTCATAGATGTATATATGGTAAACTATGATGGTGTAGAAGCAGTAGAGAAAGCTGGATTTAAAGTTAAAGATAAAAGAGCTAAAGCTAGAGCTTTATTAAACAAAGATTATATAGCAGATGAGATAGCTTATAGGACAGAGATATATGCAAGCGAATGTATAGCAGATAGACAAGAGGTTTTAGAATACTTCACAGCAGTAATGCGTGGAGAAGTAAAAGACCAGTTCGATTTAGATGCACCATTATCTGAAAGAACAGCCGCCGCAAGAGAGCTAAAGAAGGTCCTTATAGATGATGTAGAAAAAGGAAAGAATGTACAAGCGCAACAAGTAGTAGTAAATATAGATATGTCAAGAACAGAAGAAACTGATAGTGTTGTGGATATACAGCAGTTGTCAGATTGATTTCATATTGTTTTACCTCTTATTAAGGAAGAGTCAGGTGTTGAGTCAGCACTTGGCTCTTTTCTTGTGGCGAAAAATTTTCCATGTAGAGGCGGAGTCATTATAGTTCGTTGCACGCTCTTATATATAGGGAGCCCGAAATCCTAAATATCAATTTTTTTGAATTGAACATATACACAATCATTCATATGTATAAATATGTGGAAAGTATCATTTTTTGCACTTTTTGAAAACGGCGAAAAGCTAGTATTTTAGCGTGTTTATCGGCGTTTTAAGCGATTTTTTGAAAAGTTTTCTACTATTATATAGCATTTTTTGAAATGCTCTAAAAACGGCGTATACAGCGTGGAAAATAGCGATGACAGAATTTTGATACTTTATGACAGAAATTTGATATTTACAAGTTTTTTTATCCACACTATACTATACATATAAATAATATATCACGACATTTGATAGATTGTAGGATACAGATTTCGAGGGAAGAAATTCAAGCTACTATGATTTATTAAATAAGAGGATATAAAAAGAAAGGAGAATTTAAAATGATAATTGAAGTAACAAAAATAAGATGGGAAAGTGTAAGAACAAAATGTATTCAGAAGGATTGGTACACAAGAGGAAATAACGAAGAATATTCTAATATGTTGGGAATGTGCCAAGATGGATATGAGGATGCACTATACACAATAGAGCTTCTGGAAAAGATAGCTAAGGATATATATGAACATTCAGATAAAACATACTGGGAAGGATATGATGAAAATCCTGTATTAAACATTATGTTTGAATTAAGAGAAGATGCTTGTTATTGCTATTTTGAGGAAGTATAAATTTTAAAAAAGTTGACCTAGCAGACTTACCGGGGAGAAAGGATTTTATTATGAAAATAGTAGTTAAGGATTTTTCAATTAGAGGAAAGCACTTTGTAATTGTAAAACATCAGGATTTATATTGTGCTATAGAGGATAAATATAAATCCTGATGGAAAGGTAAATACAAGATTAAATGGAGCAGATATGCACGCAGGACAGACACTTGAGGATTGTATACACTTCACCACAGATTATGCTGAGGTAGAATATCTCATAGAGCAAGGACATACCAGAGCAGAAGCAATAGCAGTATATTGGGATATGTTAGATAAGTTGGTAGAAATAGAAACTATAGTAGGAAAGGAGTAATAATTATGACAGTACAGGACGTTTTAAGAAAATATATGGATTCAGCAAGTATGATTATCAGAGTATATAAATCTGAGGATTATGGAAACGAGAATGAAGCAGAATCAATTTATCCAGTAGGCTATCTGTGGGAACTCCCGCAGAAGATGCCACTAGGAGAGTATCAGAATCTTATGAACACTGAAATTAAAGGATTTAGCAGTCATTGTGACGTGGCAATTCACTTTTATATATGATGACAGAATTTTGATATTTTTCGCAGAAATTTAGTATATACAACGATATTTAGCCACACTATAATTTAAGTATAAAATAAAAGTCGAAAGACAGAAAGAGAGGATAAAAATATGACAGTAGTTAAAGGAAGTACAAAGAGAGGACAGGAACTTATTAGAAGAGCTGAAACTGATTTAGGAAAAAGCTTGTATAATGTTTATACAACATTTTCTCAGAAGAAGGCAGAAGCCTATGAGAATTGTCTCAGAGAAAAAGTTGAGGACAAAGGAGATAATTTTAGAATTATCTCAGCAAGTGGATATAAGTTTTCTGTAGCTTGGGAATTTGTGTTTGAAGGACACGAAGCTGTTAAGATTAGAACAGCCAATAATACATATGTGGTACTACTTGATGAGTAGTACCACAGAAAGGAGAATAATATGTATTTAGATGAAAAAGAAGCTTGGTATAAGCGAATGATGGATGAAAGAGAAGAGCGTGATGGAGTTTTATCACTAGAGTATTTCATAGATGGTGGAAATAGATGCAGTATCTATAACACAAATGGACAGGCAATTCTTATAGGACTTACCATAGAACAGGCATACTGGGTAGTAATGGGAATTGAAAACTTTTGGGATAGAATAGAAAGGAGATAATATTATGACAAAAGAGGAAAAGCAGTATTATCTGGAAAAAGAATATGTTGGTTACTATTCGGGGTATTCTGGAATAGAGATTAAAGATATTCAGTATGGAATAGAAGATTATATCATCTTTGTAGCTGGAGCTTGGTGCAGTAAGAAGTCAGTACATAGGAGTAAAATCTATTATGGAAATAGATTTTACTTTAGGTACAATGGAAATCGCATATATCTGGACGAATGTCTCAGAGCTGGCATATAAGGAGGTGGTATAGTTGAAGATTAAAAAATTTGAGGATGTAATAACTCAGGATTTTCTTGATGCATCAGATGTGGCTATAATAATCAATAGATTAGCAGATGAGCAGGATAAATTATATGTGCATAAAGCTAGAGGAAAGGGTTATTATATTCCTGAAGAAGATGTGGATAAGTTTGTATTATATACATATATGATTAGGTTATATAAGCAACTTAAAAAGAAGCTAGGCACAGGATATACAGTTCGTATAGAAAATTTGGTTAATAGTTTGAAATGTACAGATTGGATACGCGCTAGTTATGATTATAAATATTGGTGTACTCCTCAGGAGCTTATCAGAGTGCTTATGATTAAAAAGCCCAAAGACCCCGAGAAGATTAAATTTCAACTGTTGGATAAGCAAGCAGACTATTTAGCCAGAGCTTCTAGGGAAATAGTAGATTTTTGGGAGGTGTAATATGTTAGGAATAATATTTGTAACATTGGTTAGTTATATAATATATAAGGAAAATGTAATATCAAAAATTTTAGATAAATGTATAATAGAGGAGAATTAGAACTATGATTATAGATGGAAAGAATTTAGATAGAGCAGTAAATGAGCAGATGATTGTGGAAAGAATATATAATGAAACAGAAACTAAGGAAGAAATGTTGCTAGCTATAAATGCGGAACTACTGGCATTAGGAACTTTATATTCTAAGGATTATTTTGATATAACTATGTATGATAGAGTTAAAGATTTTCCTAATGCTGATTATGTAGCAGTAGGACAAGTTGCAAAAACAGAAGAGGACTTTGATGATGACTGTTATGGATATATAATACCTAAATCTTATATGAAAAATGGAGAATATGTAGTAAGATATTACATCATTTGGAAATATATGTAATAGCAGAATTTTGATATAAAAGACAGAATGTTATTATTGCGTTCTGTCTTTTTCCACTCTATAATATAATTATAGAAATAATAGATAACGATATTATAGAAAGGAGAATAAAGATATGGAAAATGTAAGAAATGAAGTTATTAGAGCTATTGGAGAGGATAGAGGATATGACTATATCGCCAACAATTATAATAAGTTTACTAAGGAAGAACTTAAAGATGTGTGCTTGGAGTTTATATATGCACTTTATAAGTTGGATTATGATGAGTCGGAAGTTTTAGAATATCTAAAAGAAAGGTGGGATATTGAATGATATTTGTACGTGATTTACCCAAGAAGGAGAAGTTGGAAATCTATAAAAAAGTTAAAGGTTATTGTATTTTTGAAGGATACTTTTATGGAGCGTTTATGTCAATTTTAAAAAATGTTTTAGATGAGCAGGTTAAAACAGTTGTTGCTATATTAGATTATGATATGGCAGTAAATTATATGGAAGTATATAAAGATTATAGCTATGGGAGGTATTAGAATATGAGATATGCGGAAGAGTATAAAGCAATAAAGGATAGCCACGATATTGTTGATTTTATAAATAAATATGGACTTATAGCTTTTCTTGATGAATTTATGGAAGATGAAGCTGGTAAGCGTGAAAGATACGAAAAATGGAGACAAGAAAACAAGTCTTGCCAAAACTGTAAATATATGACAGATGATGGATGTGAGTATTGGGGAGACTTTATAGACGGCGAAGAAATATGCGGACAATGGAGGTAAGATAATATGGCAAGAGTGAATATGAGTAGAATAAGAGGAATAATGTTACAGCATACAAATGGAGATTTAGAATATTATGAGCCCGAGTTTTCAGATGAAGATATGGACGCAATATTCAAGATGCTTGATAAATATGGGGATGACAATGAAAGCATACGTGGAAACCTAGATGTAATAGATTTAGATGATTAGGGTTGGTAGTTAGTAAATTTGCACAAAATTGGTAAAAATATCAAAAATTGCCAGTTTTGTGCAAATTTACTATATGACAGAATTTTAATATAAATCGCAGAAATTTGCTATATACAGAGTGTTTTATCCACGCTATAATTATATTAGAAAATAAATAATAGATAACGATAAAGTTATCAAAGAAAGGAGATTTGAATTATGAACTATAGCACAGCGATTAAGGAACTTAATAATTATACTGATGAAGTTCTTTGGAGAATCTGTTATTTAGGATATGATTTTGTTCAAGGAGAAAATTGGTTTAGGACATTTAAGCAATATAAGGAAATGACAAAAGCTGAGTGGGAAGAATTAAAAGATGAATGTCCAACACTTCATCAGTATTTAGTAGAATTAGCTTGGCAGTATCTATATGAGGAGATATAAGAAAGGAGAATTAGATTATGGGATATTATTATATTGAAACAGATAAGTGGGAAGTTCACGAATCAGGATTAGTTGAATCAGAAAATAGTTATCCTGTAAATGTTCAGGATGCAGAATTAGAAGTTGGAGATTATGTTGGGACACTTCGTATTCCTGAAGATTTAGAAGGAGAAGATTTTGATAACTATGTTATGGAGCATCTAATTGATAATACATATATGCTAGTAGATGATGCTAGAGGACATATATATATTGAGGGTGAGGATGGAGTAGCTATTGTTAGGGAAAAAGAAACAGACTATCCATTATACATACTATTCCAGCAGAGAATATTTAAGCAGAGAAAGGAGAAATAATTATGGCTTATGTAAGAAAAACTAAGGATGTATATGAGCTAGTAACTAATTATGGGTATGGAGAAGAAGTAGAATGTACCTATGATAGTATCAAAGAAGCAAGGGAAGATTTCAAGAGATACTTGGATGAAAAGAAAGCAGGGTATCTTCCAGAGTTAAGCTATGTAATGATAAAGGTTCACAGAGTAAGAAAGGAGAATTAAGATTATGGAATTATCAGTAAAGAAAATAAATAGAGCTATGGAAAGTTTTATAGATAAAGAAAATTATAAGTATTATCCATCTCATTTTGGATTTGATTATGAGGCAGATAAAAATTATGTGTATATGTTGGTAGAATCATATTATATAATTCGAGTACCAAGAAATATTATGCCGGATATTTTAAGTGTTCAAAAAGGAAGTATTCGTTCAGAATTACATTTAGAGGACGCTATAGTAAAATTAACTAAAATGGATTTGGTAGATTTTTATTTTGATAGATTTGAAACAACTAAAGATGGCAAACAATTAGTAGTATTCAAGGATAATTCGGGAAATGAAAAAAGAGTGCAAGCTAGATTCTTTAAGGAATTTTATAATAAACTATTAACAAAAAATGGTTTTGCAGATAATATAACATTCTCAGGAACAACATCAGCAAATCAGCCAATAATTATGTGGGAGAATGACGAAGCAATAGCAGAGTTTTGTCCTATAGTAGTTCGATAAAAAACAATCGGCGGGATAATAAAGATACGCAATAATCATATAAGTAGGATAGATTAGTATATATAAAGCTAGTCTATCCTATTTTACAATTCACTATTAAGTAAATAAATATATAATAGTAAACAAATACATTGGGGAAATTAAACAACGGGAGGGAGCAAACTTTAAACTCACAGCACAAGCGTTTCACGGATGTTTCACGTGAAACATTATTGGGAGCGGGGTGCATATTTAGCATATTTCAATTGGAGGGATTTTTCAGTATGCAAAATAATTTACGTGGAGTGGCGAAGTCATTAAAGTTCGTTGCGCACATAAAAAAAAGAGCCCTGCCCAGGCTCATCCCGCTCCCCATCTCAGATGTACATATGCGTATGTGCTCATACGTTACAAGTTTACATAATTCCCAAGTTGACATAATAACACCTCCTATTCGTTAGCACTCACGCAGGGGGAGTGCTAGTTTTTTCTTTGTTTACATAATAGCAAGGACGTTCTGATAATGCAAGTTATTATGTAAACTAAAACGGAGCGGTATACAGGGAGGATCTGGAGCGGTTCCATCAAAAAAGGAGCGGCTATAACTCCGCTCCCTCTTAGGTCTACTCGTAAGCTATAACAAAGTCCTTGTCCTTATGCTGATTGTTAGCAAATCGCTGAATGTTTAGCAACTGGAGCGGTGTGAACGCTTCCTTCTTCAATCGCTTTTTTCCGGTTGTTATCTGTGCGATAGCTAGTCGGCTAAGCTGGGTATAATGGGTTGTGTTTAGGTCACTTGTATAGGTCATAGTATCTACCTCCTTTATGCATATATCATATATTGATTGTTGTTTGTTAGTGTGACGATGTAGGTTGAAAAGCTGATTTTGCTAATGGATTTTATATCCTTTTCGCTTGCAACTAATCCGTCATTTTGTAATATGAAGAGGATTATTTCCTCAGGTGTTTGATTTAAATTTTTCATATTAGTAGCTCCTTTCTATCTTTATTTTATAGTACCATTATACCACAATAGCCGGATCTGGTATAATCGTTAAATCTTATAACAAGGTGTGTTGCTATAAGTTTAAACGATTAACACATTTTCTTCCCAACCGTTATAATATAATTATAAAGTAAATAAATAAATGCAGTCAGCACAGACGATAAAAGCAGAAAGGTGATATTATGACAAACGCAACAGTATTTACAGCAACTGAATTTTTTGAAAGACAAAGAGCAGGACTTCCTACAACATTTAAAAGAGAACTAACACCTGCAGAACTTGCACAGATAGAGCAGGATAAGGTAGACATTATTAAAAGCCTCAGAGCACTTAAGAAAAGTGCAGAAGGTAGCACAAAAAAAGCAACACAGATTAAGCTTGAAGGCAAGCGTGTGTGCGAGCTTTTCGAAAGTAAGAAAAATGCATACCTCTGGGTTAAAAAAAGTGTTTACAAGACAGCCGGATTGAAGGCAACCAAAGAACTGAAGGTATCAGGAAATGTAGATTTCTATATAGCCAAGTATACAACCAAAGAAGAGTGCTTCGCCGACTATGCTAAGCTTCAGGAATATTGCAACCTCTAGATTATGTAAACCCCCACACGCTGAAAAGCCGTGGGGGTATTTTTCCGGCTGGCCACCCCTC